TTTTTTATAACCGCATCGTTGGTGCGGCTGATGATTTTGCCGAAGCCTACCAAGGCCGTCACGGCTTGATCGGCCCGATCACTTTGCATTCGGCAAAGAAGACCAGCAACGTCATTGAGTTCTTAGAAGACTCATTGGCTGAAATTGAAGGCGCTCGGTACAATGTCTGCGATAAATCAGACTCATCTTTACAGCAGTTGATTGACAATATTGTTGAGATTTATCTACGCACTCTGTACAAACTAAGGTTCTTAGCATGACTGTAAATCTTTCCGCACTTGCTGGCGCAGGCGCTCAATTTCTTGACAATAGCGGCAATATTCTGTCGGGCGGTAAGCTGTATTCATACGCAGCAGGCACTACAACACCGCAAATCACGTACACCAGCGCATCGGGGTCTACTCCGCACACCAACCCAATTATTCTTAATTCTGCGGGCCGTATTGCTACGGGCGAAATTTGGTTGACTGCGGGTAGCAACTATAAATTTGTTTTGTACACCAGCACTGATGTTTTAATTGCTACTTGGGACAATATTACCGGCATCAACGGCACAGGTATCACCACCAATGCTTCAAGTGTTGAATATGACCCCGCAGGCACGGGCGCTGTTGCGACCAATGTTCAAGCTAAGCTACGTGAAACTGTTAGCGTCACTGATTTTGGTGCTGTAGGTGATGGCGTAGCAAACGACACTGCTGCAATTCAAGCCGGTATTAATTATCTTGAAAGTCTTAACGGCGGGGTTTTGTATTTTCCGCAGGGTACATATCGCATTACATCTACGCTGACATCCGACAACCACGGCGTAATGTTAAAAGGCGAAGGCGAGGGTACTTATCTTGGCACACGGTCAGCAGTTACTTTATCTACGCCAGCAACCACTATTAAATACGAGGGTTTTAATACTGCCGCTATTCATTTCACTTGCACAGCAAACGAATTCAAAAAAATGGGCGGCGGGGTTGAAACTATTTTAATTGATTGTGGTAGTGGAACTGGTCTTGCGACATACGGCATTCTTGTCACATCACGCGACAATCTGACGGTACGTAATGTCACCATTTTTAACGCAACTGCGGCGGCGGTTAAAACTGAATGTTTTTCGGGCCCGTTGGGCTCTCCTACTGGTTTTGCTGTTCAGGGTTGTTTGTTTGAAAATGTTACCTCAACACTCGACCCCGCTAACACAACGGCTAGAGGATTGCAGCTTACGGGCGGCTTTGGTAACGGCATACAAAATAATGGCAATACTTCTTTTAACACATTTATAAATACCCGTTGGCAAAGTATAGAGACACTGCCTGCTGTTGAACTTGGAGACACTGATAACAATACATTCGTAGGACTTCGTGCAAATGGCGGCGGTGGAGAATCACCTACAACTACTGGGGCGATAGAATTTTTAAGCTCAGAACAAACTGGTAGTTTAGCTGCTCGTTTTAACAATATATTTGGTTGTGAGCCTGCTGGTGGCGTTATTGCTCGTGCCGCAACTAATGGTACAGCCTCATCGCGCAGCAACAACATTTACGGATATAACACTTCAAATGGAGGAGAACCGCCTACTATTCAATCTGGTTCTGGCGGCTCAGAAGATGCGACTCTGACTTGTTTCTACACCGCCAGAGCGTATATGCCTTTGGATTTGGTGATGCCTACAAATGGCGTGCTTAATTTTGATAACACTAGCGATAGCATTCCTGACGCAAGAACAGTCGCATACAGCAGACTTGCGATTTATGAGCAGGGTGTCTTAGCCGATCTTACTGTAAAGATTGAAGGTACAACTTCTGCGGGCACTGGAACTTACAGCGTGGCTACTGGAAGCTACACCATAGTTGGGCGTATGGTATTTGTGCAAATAACAATTATTTGGACGGCGCATACTGGAACAGGGGATATTCGTATTACGGGTTTACCATTTACTGCTCTGACCGCAGCTAATAGGCTTACCACGCTAAACGTCATAGCAAGTAATTTGGCGTATACAGCAGGCAATTATCTTGCGGCAGCTCCAGAGTCTGGTACTAAAAGTATGTTGCTTTATCAAGTATCGGCAGCAGCTGCACTTTCAGGCGTACCAATTGATACGGCTGCAACGCTGTACATTTCTGGTGTGTATCAGGCAGACTGACGTTTGTAAAAAGGAAAACTACAAATGGCAACATATTTCTGGGTGGGCGGCAGTGGAACTTGGGATGCAAGCTCTACTGCTAACTGGGCTTTAACTTCTGGCGGCTTGCCTGGTATAGCTGCGCCCACCAACGCAGACACAGTAACATTTGACTCTGCATCTGGAACTGGAACTTGTACAACTGCGGCTGGTTCGGTTTGCGCTACCGCATCGTTAAACAGCGCAACGCTTGGATTAACTTTAGGTGCTAATCACACTATGTCTGGTACATTTACCTTGACATCAGGCACGTTAACAATAGGTAATTTTGTTTTAACCTGTAATATTTTTAGTACTTCAAACGCTAATGTTAGAAATATTACTTTTGGCTCTGGCTCAATAAATCTTACTGGAAATAACGCTACAGTTTGGACTAACGCCACATCAACCAACTTTACTATTTCAGGAACATCAAAAGTAAATTGCGTTTACGCTGGTTCAACTGGAACTAGAACCATTAATTCTACAGCTAGTTCTGGTGAAGCCCATGCAATTAATTTTAACATTTCTGCTGGGTCAGATACTATTAATATCGCCAACATGAGCGCGTTAGGTTCGGTAAATTTTACAGGCTACACTGGAATATCAGCCGTTAATAATGCAACAAGATCATTTTATGGCAGTTTAACTTTAGCGCCTAATATGACTTTTGCGTCTGGAACCGCCTTAACTCAATTTTTATCAACAACAAATCAAAACATTACGTTAAACGGCGTAACTTTAGATTTTCGGCTTAGTTTTAATGGTATCGGCGGCACGTTTGCTTTCCAAGACGCACTTACACAAGGTTCTACGCGGACGTTTACGATTGTTAACGGCACAGTAAAACTTAAATCTGGCGTGACCAGCACAGTCGGGTCTTTTGTTGCAAACAACGCAAACACTAAGTCCCTTGAGTCAACAACGCCAGGCAGCCAAGCGACAATATCGCAGGCCAGCGGCACAGTGACCGTAGCCGATCTGACCATCCGAGACTCAAATGCTATAGGTGGCGCGTCTTGGACTGCTTACGCCGACTATGAAAATACCGATGCGGGTAATAATGACGGCTGGAACTTTGGCCTATCGCCACCCTATGAGTCTTATGAGCCACCGATTATCATAAGATCGTTTACACAACCACGGAGATTTTGACATGACCATGAACCTTAAAGCCGTAACGACTTGTTTTGGCTACCAGCAGATCACAGACTTGACCGCATCCACTGCTCTGACAGTGCCGATCAAGTCGCCGGAAGGTTTAAACGCAAGGCCCGTGTTGGCTTTGATCGTGGCCGAAGGCGCTCCCGTGCGCTGGCGCGATGACGGAACAGCCCCAAGTTCTACCGTTGGAATGCCTATTGCGGTCGGTGTCCCGTTTCAATACGATGGCGACCTGACAAAAATTCGCTTTATTCAACAATCCGCAAGCGGTATTTTGAACATCTCGTATTACAGCTAACATGACATTGCGTAAGTACCTTATGGGCATTTGGTCTGCAACAAGCCAATGGTTTAATGTTGTTTTGTTGCTCGGGCATCCTAATGAGTCGGTCAGTGGCCGCAGCCACCGCGAAAACTGGCGGCTTAAAAAGTTAATTAACGCCATTCTTTTTTGGCAAGTTGACCACTGCAAAAGCGCGTACGACAATGATTTAAAATGGGCAAAAACTTACATTGCACAAGATTTAAATAAGGCATAATTCACAAAACCGTATCGGCCAGGTTGACCGAGGAATCCAAGGATTCATAAATGCTAGAAGAAGTACCAGCGGAGTCACTACCCGTGCCAGAACAGGTTGCAACGGCTGCACCTGAAACTGAAGTTCAAACGCCGGAAACCGTCGAAGAACAGCCAACCAAGACATTCTCGCAAGAGGAACTTGATGCTGCAATCGGCAAACGCCTCGCAAGAGAGCAACGTAAGTGGGAACGAGAGCAAGCGCAGCGCCAGTCTGAACAGCAGACGCTGAGAGCCGCACCAACTGCCACCGCTGATCAGTTTGAGTCTACTGAAGCCTATGCAGACGCATTGGCCTACCAGAAGGCAGAAGAACTAATCGCCAAGCGTGAAGCAGCCAAGCAGCAATCGCAAATTCTCGAAAGCTATCAAGATTTGGAAGAAGAAGCGCGGGCTAAGTATGATGACTTTGAACAAGTTGCATACAATCCCAAGCTGCCGATTACAAATGTGATGGCCGAAACGATCCAGTCTTCGGACATTGGCCCTGAGCTAGCTTACTATCTCGGTTCCAACCCTAAAGACGCGGAACGCATCTCACGCATGACGCCACTCGGTCAGGCAAAAGAGATTGGAAAGATTGAGGCCAAATTGGCCGCAGAACCTCCGGTCAAACGAACAACGTCAGCGCCAGCGCCGATTTCACCTGTTACTGCCCGAACTTCCGGTTCGCCAGCACATGACACTACGGACCCACGGTCTATCAAGACCATGACGGCTTCGCAGTGGATTGAAGCTGATAGGGCACGCCAGATGAAAAAGCTCGAATCGCAACGTATCCGCTAACTTTTTTTAGGAAATTTAAATGTCTAACTCGATCCTTACAATCGACATGATCACGCGCAAAGCGCTTGAGATTCTCGAAAACAACTTGGTCCTTACCCGCAACGTCAACCGTCAGTACGACGACAGCTTCGCTGTTGAAGGTGCCAAGATCGGTTCCACCCTGCGTATCCGCCTGCCTGACCGCGCTCTGGTCACTGACGGTGCCGCCCTGCAAGTTCAGGACGACAACGAGCAGTTCACCACCCTGTCGGTCGCCAACCAAAAGCATATCGGCGTCAACTTCACATCTGCTGAACTGACCATGCAATTGGATGACTTCGCAGAACGTGTGCTTAAGCCGCGTATTTCGCAATTGGCCTCCAGCATTGATGCTGACGTTGCCAATGCATACAAATACATCGGCAACACCGTTGGCACCCCTGGTACCGTTCCTTCAACTTCTTTGGTGCTGCTCCAAGCCCAACAGAAGCTGAACGAAAACGCTGCTGTGATGTCGCCACGTTACGCTACTGTTAACCCAGCGGCCAACGCCGGTCTGGTCGAAGGTATGAAAGGTCTGTTCAATCCGACCGACACTATCTCCAAGCAGTTCCGCAACGGCATGATGGGCACCGGCGTGTTGGGCTTTGATGAAGTCAATATGTCTCAGTCAATCAAGCAGCACACCACTGGCTCGCGCAGCGCTTCTGCTTCCACTTTGGTTAAGACCCCAGGCGTTACCGCTGAAGGCGCTTCGACCATCCTGCTGGAACAAGGCTCTGTGTCTACGACCATTAAAGCTGGTGATGTGTTTACTGTCAGTGCTTGCAACGCAGTCAACCCACAGACCCGTGAGTCCACTGGTTCGCTGTATCAGTTCGTTGCTTTGGCTGATGCCACCGCATCGTCTGGCACTTGGACTGTGACTGTGTATCCTATGTACTCGGCTAACCACGCCTTGGCTACTATGGATGTGCTGCCTGCAACTGGCGCAACTGTGACCTTCGTTGGCGCTGCTTCCAGCCAGTTCGCTCAGAACTTGGTTTACCACAAGGATGCCATCACGTTCGCCACTGCTGACCTGTTGCTGCCACAAGGCGTTGACATGGCTGCTCGTGCCGTTCACAACGGTATCAGCCTGCGTGTTGTTCGTCAGTACGACATCAACAACGACCGTATGCCTTGCCGTATTGACGTTCTGTATGGCTACAGCGCCATCCGTCCACAAATGGCTTGCCGCATCTGGGGCTAAACCTAATGCCCCTTCGGGGGCGTTTTTTAAATCTTTTTTAAGGAAATTATCATGGCACTTCCAAACGGCGGCGGCGGTTACCAACTCGGTGACGGCAACCTGAACGAAATCGTACTGGGCTATGCCCCAGCCCCTGCAACCTATACAGCTAATGCAACTGCCGCTTTGACGGTTGCTGATCTGGAAGGCGGCATCATTCTGTACACGCAAACCAATGCCAACAACCTTCAGCTTCCGCTGGTGGCTGGCGTGGGCGGCGTTGATGCAGAAATCAGCAGCGCTAAAGTTGGCAGCACTTTTGACTTTGTTGTCATGTCTACCAGCACTGGCGTAGCCACGCTGACTGTCAATACCGGCTGGACTTTGGTTGGCTCTGGCCTGACCACTGCGTCTGGCTTCGGTGCTATTTTCCGCGCTCGTAAAACGGGCGACGGCACTTACACCTGCTATCGTATTGCTTAAACCTAACGGGGGCTTTGGCCCCTGTTTCTAAAGGAAAATCATGGCTACGAATACAAAACCTATTGGTGTTGCTTACGAAGACCCGTACCTAGACGGTGCGGTCATTAACAACTCGACTATTACTGGTACGGTAACGTCTACTGCGGTGTCTAACATTGCCGTAACAAATGCCACCACCGGAAGTAGCAATGCTGCTGCATCTACCACTACGCTTACCCTCACGGGTGTGGGTGGTGTGGGTTGGGCAAGCAAATCAGACTTGGAAGCAAATGTTGCACTGGGCGCATACGCTAACGGTCTGTATGGCTACCTAGAATTCGGCGCAAGTGGCCGAGTTACTGGTTTGGCTTCTGGTACTGTCGGCGAAGTTGTTTTGTCTGCTGGTTGCACACAAGGAACCTACGCCGCGATTGAAGCTGAAGTCGGTATGCCTAGCGGCGCTGTGACTGGCACGAACACATCGTTCCTCTACTTGAGTTCTTATGGCGCTGACAAAGCAACATTCGACACAAGCGGCACTTTGTTCAATCTGGCTGGTGTGACTAAGGGTTCGGGTAAGCTCCTGCAAGACACAACATCCGGTGCAACAATCCGTCCAGTTCAAGCGCTTAAAGTCGTTACGCCTGATGGCATCCGCTATCTGCCGTTGTACGTCACTGCTGCCATTGCTGCTTAAAGATGATCACCCGTGAAGTGATCATGGATCGGGTGCAAAGTCTGCAAAAACAAGCCGAGCGTTTGCGTTCCGATTTGGACGCAACGCTCGGTGCGTTACAAGACTGCGGGTACTGGCTTGAGCAATTGAAACAGGAAAACACTGATGGCAATGATCTATCTGCTTCATCCAATCCACGGGGCTAAAGTTGCCACGATGGAACTTGAGGCCGTGTTTGATGAAACAAACGGCTGGACACGCTACAATCCGGACATGCCTTCAGAACCTGAAGAAGCAGTCAACGCGCTGGAAGTCAAGCGCAAATACACACGCAAGGCTGTAGCCGAAGGAGTCTGACATGGCAGTTTACACGGCTGGCGATCAAATCAATCGGGCGCTTCGTCTGATTGGCGTGTTGGCCGAAGGCGAAACAACGTCAGCCTCGGTTTCGCAAGACAGTCTGATGGCGATGAATCAGATGATTGATTCGTGGAACACCGAACGTCTTTCAGTGTTTAGCACTCAAGATCAAATCTTTACTTGGCCCGCAGGGCAAATTACGCGCACGCTTGGCCCCTCGGGCGACTTTATTGGCTTGCGGCCCGTGCTGCTGGATGAGGCGACTTACTTCCGCGACCCTGGCACCAACGTGTCGTTCGGCATCAAGTTTATCAACCAGCAGCAGTACAACGGCATTGCGGTCAAGACCGTAACGTCAACGTACCCACAAGTCATTTTTGTAAACATGACTTACCCAGACGTTACGATGTCCATCTACCCGCGCCCAACACGCGACTTGGAGTGGCACTTTGTCTCGGTGCAAGAGTTAAACAACCCTGCCACCTTGGGGACTGACTTGTTCTTCCCGCCAGGTTACCTGCGGGCGTTTACCTACAATCTGGCGATGGAAATCGCACCTGAGTTTGGTGTTGAACCAAGCCCCCAAGTGCAGCGTATTGCCATGACCAGCAAGCGCAACTTGAAACGCATCAACAACCCAGATGATGTGATGTCTATGCCTTACGCCATCGTGGCGACTCGTCAACGCTTTAACATTTACGCAGGAAACTACTAATATGGCCACCATTGCAATTTCAGCCCTTCCTGTAGCTACGGCTGCGGCTACAACAGACGTTTTGCCAATCGTCCAAGGGGGCACGACAAAACAAGTCACTAATGCGCTGCTGTTCACCAATTCAACAATGGTCAACCCCGCGCTTGGAACGCCAGCAAGCGGCGTTTTAGCCAACTGCACGGGCTTGCCGGTTGCAACTGGCATAAACGGTTTTGGAGCAAACGTAGCCACATTCTTGGCTACACCAACCAGCGCCAATTTGCAAACCGCCTTGACTGACGAAACCGGCACAGGTTTTGCCGTATTTGCGACTACGCCAACTTTGGTTACGCCTATCCTTGGCGTAGCTACAGGCACAAGCCTTACCCTAAGTAGCTTTAGCGCAGTGAGTGCTGCCGCGCCCACTATTGCAAGCGCAACCACCATTGCCCCAACAACCCCGATTGCTTTTGTTTCTGGAACAACGGCTGTTGTGACCATTACGGCAGCAGCACCAATATCTGCTGGCGGCGGCACGATTACATTGATCCCCACTGGCGCTTTCACTTGGACAACAGCAGGAAACATTGCTGTGGCTGGTACAGCAGTCGTGAGTCGGGCGCTCACAATGACCTACGATGTAACGACAACCAAGTGGTATCCAAGCTACGTCTAACATGAAAACACCGATTCTTGGATCAGCCTATGTCGCCCGCAGTATCAACGCTGCGGATAACCGCATGGTCAATCTGTTCCCAGAAGTCATTCCAGAGGGCGGCAAAGAGGCGGCGTTTCTTAACCGCGCCCCTGGCCTGAACTTTCTTCAGACTGTAGGCACCGGCCCAATCCGTGGCTTGTGGGCGCACCAGACCAACGGCAGCGACTTTTATGTTGTGTCAGGCAATGAGTTTTATAAGCTAAGCGGCTTAAATGCAACGCCTATATTGTTAGGCACCGTAATTGGCGCTGGCCCAGTATCCATTGCAGACAACGGCACGCAACTGTTTATCGCGGCCAACGGGCCAAGTTACATATACAACGAAGTCACCAACGTATTTGCCGCAATTAACGACCCCGACTTTGCCGGTGCAAAGACAGTGGCTTATTTGGACGGTTACTTTGTCTTCAACCAACCCAATAGCCAGATCATCTGGGTGTCGCAACTGTTGAATGGTTCATCCGTTGACCCGCTAGACTTTGCAAGCGCTGAAGGCTCTCCAGACGGCGTGGTGGGCCTTATTGCTGACCACCGCGAACTGTGGGTGTTTGGCACTGATTCTGTTGAGGTCTGGTACAACTCTGGCGCTGCTGATTTTCCTTTGCAGCGCATCCAAGGCGCGTTTAACGAAATTGGCTGCGTGTCGGCGTACACGATTGCCAAGATGGACAACGGCTTGTTTTGGCTGGGCACAGACGCCCGTGGGCAGGGCATCGTCTATCGTGCCAATGGCTACACTGGCGTTCGCATTTCCACCCATGCAATAGAGTACGCCATTGCCCAATACGGCAACATCTCGGACGCTATTGCCTACACCTACCAGCAAGAAGGCCACGCTTTTTATGTGCTGACCTTCCCTTCCGGCAACGCCACGTGGGTGTATGACGTAGCCACGCAAGCCTGGCACGAACGCGCTGGCTTTGATAGCGGCGAATTTATGCGGCACCGCAGCAACTGCCAGTGCAACTTTGGCGGCAACATCATTGTTGGCGACTTTCAAAACGGCAACATCTACACGCTTGATTTGGATGTGTACGCTGACAACGGCGGCATCCAAAAATGGTTGCGGTCATGGCGGGCACTGCCTACTGGCCAAAACAACCTCAAGCGCACCGCGCAGCACAGCTTGCAATTGGACTGCGAAACTGGCGTTGGCTTGAATTTGTACCCTGCCTATGACAGTGAAAATATTGACACTGAGGCGGGGCTAGACCTCATAGCCGAATACGTGCAGACTTTTTTAGCCACGCAATCGGGCGACACATTGACCACCGAAGCGGGCGATGGTTTTGAGCCACTTGGGCAGTACGAGCTGTCAGATCAAGACATTAGCGGCTACAACTTGGTGACCAATTCTTATCTTGCCGCACCAGGCTACAACCCCGAAGTCATGCTGCGCTGGTCAGATGACGGCGGCCACACATATTCAAACGAACACTGGTCATCAATTGGCAAACTTGGCGCGTATGGGCACAGGACCTTTTGGCGGCGCTTGGGCATGACCCTAAAGCTGCGCGATAGGGTCTATGAACTTTCTGGCACTGATCCGGTAAAAATTGCCATCGTGGGCGCGGAATTGATCATAAGCCCGACGAATGCCTAACCTTAATACCCAGATCACGCCGCCTCGCGTGCCGCTTACTGACGAGCGCACGGGGGCAGTGTCGCGTGAGTGGTATCGGTGGCTTTACAACATTTACAACATTACGGGCGGGGCGCTTGGCATCACGCCAGTTATCAACGGTGGCACGGGTCTAGCTACTATCCCTACAAACGGCCAACTGCTGATTGGCAATGGCACAGGATATACCCTTAACACGCTTGGTTTTGGTGCAGGCATATCAGTCACCAACGGTTTAGGCACCGTTACGGTAGCCAACACGGGCGTGCTGTCCAACATCGCGGGCACCGGCATATCGGTGTCTAGCGCCACGGGCAACGTCACAATCGCCAACACGGGCGTGCTGTCGTTTGCAGGCGGCACTACGGGCCTAACCCCCGCAGCGGCCGCCACGGGCGCTGTGACGCTTGCAGGCACCTTGGCGACTACCAGCGGTGGAACGAATATAACTTCCTACGCTGTCGGCGACACCCTTTATGCTTCAGCAGTAAACACCTTGGCCAAGTTTACCAAGCCAACAGCGGTTGCCATTTACACGATGGACAGTTCTGGCGTTCCGGCTTGGAAAATCCCTCGGTATGGCGCGTTTTATGACACGACCAATCAGTCTGCTGCTGCCTTAACGCCTACCGCAATTACGTTTAACAGCACTCAAGTTTCATCTGGGATTGCAATTGGTAGCCCTACATCCAGAATCACGGTTGATACGGCTGGGCTGTACAACATCCAGTTCAGCATCCAGTTTTACAACACAGATGCGGCGGCTGACAATACTGTGGTCTGGCTGGTGGTAAACGGGTCAAATGTTGCAGCTTCGGCAAGCTGGGTCACCGTGCCAGGCAAGCACGCCGGTGGAGATGGCCAAGCGATGATGTCGTTGAACTTGTTTTATGAGTTTACCGCAGGCCAATATTTTCAACTGTATTGGATGAACACGGACGGCAACGCATCGTTGGAAACGCTTCCCGCCAGTGTTACGCCATCGTATCCTTTGTCCCCGTCAATCATTTTGACTGTTTCGGATAACATAAAAGCATGATTCAGCACCATTTCAGCGCAGGCGTCTACGCTAAAGAAACGCACATTCCAGCAGGGTATGTCTTGGTGCAACACGCCCACAAGCACGACCATCTGTCCATCTTGGCTAGCGGGTCTGTAGAATTGCTTGTGGATGGGGTTAAATCGGTCGTTGACGCCCCTGCTTGCCTGACTATTGCGGCGGGTAAGCATCACGGCGTAAAATCGCTCACAGACGTGGTTTGGTATTGCATTCACGCTACTGAATGCACAGACGTTGATGACGTAGATGAAATTTTAATTGTTGACGGCGACGTTAAAGAAGCTCAAAAATTGGCGCAATGCCTAGGGGAGAATTAATATGCCTTGGATGATGGCCGCCGCAGTTATCGGCAGTTCTTTAATTGGTGGCAGTTCAGCTAAAAGCGCCGCAAACGTGCAAGCCGGTGCGGCTGACCGTGCGGCTGAATTGCAACGCGAACAATTTGAGCGTCAGGTTGAATTGCAAAAGCCGTTCCGCGAGGCCGGTGTTCGTGCGTTGCCAGAATTGGAAGCGGCGTCTAGGTACACGCCGTTTAGCATGAAACAGTTTCGAGCAGACCCAGGCTACGGTTTTCGTTTGTCTGAAGGCCAAAAGGCACTTGAACGTCAATCTGCCGCACGTGGTGGGTTGATGTCTGGCGGCGCGTTAAAAGCGGCGGCGCGTTACGGCCAAGAGATGGGCAGCGCAGAGTACCTGAACGCTTTTAATCGATATCAGGCTGAAAATATGGCGCGGCTTAACCCGCTGCAATCTTTAGCCGGTGTGGCTCAAACCTCTACGGGCCAACTGGGCGCTGCGGGTCAGGCATATGCTTCTGGTGCTGGTGAAGCGATGGGTCAAGCCGCACAGGCCCGCGCCTCTGGCTACATGGGCGGGGCTAACGCTCTGTCACAGGGCTTGAGCAACTACATGGGTTACAGTCAAGGTCAAGACCGCAATGCTTTGATACAGCGGCAAATTGATACCCAAAAACCTTACAGTAATTATGGCGGTGGTGGGGGCGCTGCGGTTGGATATTCAAACCCATACGCAAGATTTTCTTACGGGTCAGACGCTTAAGGACTAATCATGGCACTTGTAAACCCTAACATTGCGATGAGTTTTCGCGGCGTAGAAATGCCGCAGCAAAACGCCCTAGCCGACTACGCCGCCATCCAACAAATTCAAAGCGGTCAACGTCAAGCTGAAGTCTCGCAGATGCAGCTTGAGTCCATGCGCCGCGATCAGGCTGCGCTGGCTAAGATGCAAGAAGCCATTGCTGCTAAAGGTGGCCCTGCCGATTTGGACGTAGCTGCGGATGAAATGATTAAGTCAAACATCCCTGAGTACTTTAAACAAGGCTTGGTTATCAAGCAGACGCTTGACAAGCAACGCCGGTTTGCCAAATTGCTTGGGCCTACTGGTGGCGCTGCGCCTGCCGCACCCGCAAGCGAAGCCTATCCAGGCTACAACGAGTCTATCGGCATGACCAACGCCCTTGCGCCAGCGCCTGCCGCGCCGGTCAATGCAATGGATGACATGCGTAGAAGAATTAATGAAGCCTATAAAATTGGCACACCAGAAGCATTGGCATTTGCCAAGGCGGGCGAAGAACGATTAAAGCCAACAACAGATGTGTCTTCTATGCAAGCGTTGGGATTTGCACCAACGCCAGAAGGTTATGCCAAATTTAGGGCTGCTCAACTTGCACCGCCACCGCCGTCAGATATTGCAAAATTGATAAGAGATCGTGATGCGTTGCCAAAAGGTAGCCCTGATCGAGCGTTGTATGACCGAGAGATTGCAGACCGTGGTGCTGTTGCTGAAAATGCGCGTAAGCGTTTGGCGTTTGACCAAAACAAATTTAACTGGGAAAAAGCTAACCCAGGCATGGAACTTAAAGAAGACGAAAACGGCGATCTTTATGGCATTAACAAGCGCACGCTGCAAGTGGTTCCCGTCAACATGGGTGGTGCTGCTCCAGCGGCTGCTCCGGCAGCGGGCGGTGCTGGCATGCCAGGCGCTCGGGTGCCTGCGCCTCAAGCGCCTCTGGCTGGCGCAACGCCTACCGCAGCTAAACAATTTCGTGGCAAGGGTCAAGGAATGACTGAGGGTGAGCGTAAAGCCTCAACACTGTTACAGCGTTTGCAATTTTCTGAAGGCCAATTGACTAAAGCCTTGGTAGATGATCCTGATGCGGCAAAACCTGGCGTATTTACATCAGCATTAGATGTGCTGTCTACGCCTTTGGCAAATACATTAACACCCGAAGCGCGGCAACGTGTTCAGTCTGCACAATTAGACATTCTTGATGCTGCATTGACTTTGGGAACTGGTGCAGCATATACAAAAGAACAACTTGAAGGCTATCGCAGTTCTTATTTCCCTGCAATTGGTGATGGGCCAACACAAGTAAAAGATAAAAAAGCACGTTTGCAAAACGTAATTTCTGCTGCAAAAATTGCTGCTGGAAAAGGAGCAAAATTAGTTCCAGACGCATCATCAGGCGCAAACGCAAACGATCCATTGGGACTCCTTGGAGGCAAATAAATGGCAACGCTTGCTGAATTCCGCGCACAGTACCCTCAGTACAACGAGGTGCCAGATGTCAAGTTGGCTGACTCGTTGCACCAAAAATTTTATTCGTCCATTCCAAAAATGGACTTTTACAAGACCATTGGAATTGGTGCTGAAGCGCTAATACCAGGCGGCGAAGGCCGCATAACTGGCATCCCTCAACCAGAAGTCTCCATGCGTGACCGCATCATGGGCGTGATTGAAACGCCTGCGGCACTTGTTGGTGGCCTTGCTGGTGGCATAGCTGCACCAATTGCTGGAATATACGGCCAACTGACTAGCCCTGCGCCACAAGGATCGCCAGAAGCTAGGGCTGCGGGTGAGGCAATGGCGGCAAAGACTCGCGCTCAGTTCTACCAGCCCCGCACCGAAACTGCTAGAGACATTCTTGGCGCTGTTGGTAAAGTGACAGAGAATCTGCCTCCCGTGTTGGGGGGCAGTCTTGGCACATCGTTGAACGCTTTGGCTGTACCAGCCGTGCGGCAAACTGCGGCGGCTGTGCGGCCAGTAGTTTCTCAGGCTGTCGCACCAGTGCAAAATGTTTTAGCCAATGTGATGACTCGCAAGCAACCAGATATGGTGGGCATGGGCGCAGCTAGCACGGCAGAAGATTTGATGCGCCAGCAGCGCTTAGAGCAGTTTGGCATCCGTGCCACGGCTGGTGAGCGTGAGCGCAACTTGCAAAAGCAGCAGTTTGAGTCTGATGTTCAGCGTGGTGCGGTTACTGGCATTTCAGAGGATGCAAAGACTCAGTTGTCTGAGCAAATGCGAAGATTTGAGGCTGGTAAGAAACAAGACATTGTTCGCAATTTTGAGCGCATGACGGCTGAGACTGGCGCTGAAGTTGCTGATCCAACCCAATTGCGTGCTGTTGGCAAGATTGTTGACAAAGCCTTAAATGACGAGTACACCAAAAAGTTTGATGCTTACAAGGCACTGTATGCCAAGGCGGATAACGCTGGTGAAACTTTGCAGCCGGTATCGTATCAAAGTTTGTTGGACTACATCAACACCAAGACGCCTACGGCCCGAGGCAAACTTGACCCAATTTTAGATTCAGTGGCTGAATCGTTGGCGATGAATGACCCTAACAAAACTGGCAGCATCACCGTGCGGGCGCTTGAGGACATTTATCAGCAGATCGGCAAAGTTAAAGGTTCGCCAAGCGCACCAGAGATGAAGCAAATAATCACCCAGATGGGTGAGGGTGCTGGCGGTGAGTTGTACCAAGCGGCCAGAGCATCACGCAAGCAACTGGCTAAAGAGTTTGAGGATGTGTCTCGGGTTGACAAGTTGCTTGGCACCAAGGCCGGTTACGCTGACCGCAGGGTTGCGCTTGATGATGTGTTTAAGCATGTGGTGCTTGACGGCTCGCTAGAGGAAATGCGAACGGTCACCACCTTGCTGAAAAAAGCTGGCCCAGAAGGTCGTAAAGCCTATACAGAACTGCAAGGTCAAACCATTCAGCAGATGAAAGAAATGCTCACCAAGGGTGATCAGATGTCTTTCAAGAACCTGAACACATTCATCAATCAGTTGGACAATGAGGGCAAGCTAGACTATATGTTTGGCAAAACTGGTCGCAATCAAATTACTGATTTGCGGGATGCCATCAAGGATGTGGTGGTCAAAGAACCTGGCGCTGTAAATTATCCAAACACCGCAGGTGTTGTGCTTCGGGGCTTGGAAATTTTGCAAAAATCGCCAATTAAAATACCTTTGACTCAAACAGCAGCGGAATTTGCCCGTACACGCCAAGTCAAAAAACAGGTTGAAAAAGCCTTGGAGCAGCCTAACCAGTTAGCGCCAACGCAACAAAATCAAAACGCAATGAGGCGCTAAATGGACTACCAAGTCTTGTTCAACGGCGCGGTTGTTCTGGCGTCTTTCTTTGGCGGGTGGACGCTCAACACCATCACCAAATCGCTGGAGCGCCTAGACGCCGATGTGCGGGCGTTGCCCACCAGCTATGTGGCCCGCAACGACTACCGCGAAGACGCCCGCGAGATCAAAGACATGCTCAACAAAATCTTTGATAAGCTGGAAAATAAAGTTGACAAATGATCGACCCCATAAGTGCTTTAGCAGGCATACAGGCAGCAGTCGCGCTGATCAAGAAGGTCAGCAAGACCGTTGATGACGTTTCGTCTCTTGGGCCGGTGCTGGGCAAGTACTTTGACGCCAAGTCCACAGCCACCAAAGCTGTCGTTCAGGCCAAGAAGTCCAAGTCTTCGATGGGCACGGCCATCCAGATCGAGATGGCACTGGATCAGGCCAAGCGCTTTGAGGACGAGTTGCAACTGCTGTTCATGCAGTCCGGCAAGATTGACGTCTGGAACAAGATCAAGTCAAGAGCAGCGGCGATGGATGTTGAGTCTGCCCATGATGCCCGCAGAGAAAAAGAAGCCGCAGCCAAGCACAAAAAAGAAATGGATGAGGTCATCACCATTGTCCTGATGCTCCTGATTTTCTTGCTGGTCTGTGGCGGTGTTGGCTGGATCGTCTACAAAGCTGTGCAAGAGTGCGGCGGTAAGTGCTGACCATGAGTGACGAGCGTTTAAACATCATTGACAAAGTGCTGGCCTATGTGTCCAGTCCGTTCCGTCTGTTTGCAATGGTGCTGATGGCCGTGCTGACCTTCGCCGGTTATTTTGTATACACAAACCAAGAGTTGCTGATTGGCGCCTACAAGGAGTCCAAGAAGATTCCCAGCATCGCCGAAGACCGCGTAGAGGATGCGGCGGCCCACCTGTTCAAGCAGTCTGGTGCGCTGGTGGTGGCGGTCTTCAAAGTCAATAGCATGTTTGGCACTCGGGTTCTGTACCGCGCCTACGGAAAAAACGGCAGGGACAAGACAAACGATGGGCTGGATGTCGGCCTGTTCACCCAGAACGCTGCCAACAACGCCGATGTAGTCAAGCTGATGGCAAGCGAAATTCCCTGCGGAGAATACAAATCAGCACAGTCGGAGATGGGCTTGTGGTACATCGCCAAGGGCGTGGCCTACACTTGCCGCATCAGCGTGCCGCCGGAGCCTGGGCGCTTTGTCGGCCAGATCACGGTCGGATGGGCTACCCAACCAGAGGACATGGACAGCACCCGCGCCATGTTACAAATTGCAGCAACCATGTTATCAAGGAGTAAACAATGATTGGACTAGACGCACTTCTAAACGTGGGCGGTAAGCTCATCGACAAACTCATTCCTGACCCAGAAGCCAAGGCTCGGGCGCAGTTTGAACTGACCAAAATGGCGCAAGACGGTGAGTTAGCCAAGATGGCAAACGACACGGACTTGTACAAGACCGAGCAGAACAATCTGACTGACCGCCTGAAGTCAGACATGAGCAGCGACTCTTGGCTGTCCAAGAACATCAGGCCCATGACGCTGGTCGCCATCTTTATTGGCTACTTCGTGTTCGCCATGATGAGCGCCTTCAAACTGGACGCCAACGAAGTCTACGTCACCCTGCTGGGCCAGTGGGGCATGCTGGTGATGAGTTTCTACTTTGGTGGCCGCACGCTGGAAAAAATTATGGATATGAAAGCTAAGAAATGACACCACACTTCACCCTTGCGGAACTGACCGCCACCAGCCACCGCCAGTTCGACAACACGCCCAACGAGAAAGAACTCGCCAACTTGCAAAAGCTGGCTGAGTTCTTGGAGCAAGTCAAGACGCTGCTGGACGGCAAGCCAATTATGATTAACTCAGCATTCCGATCCAAGCAAGTCAACGACAGCGTAGGCAGCAAGGATACCAGCCAGCACCGCTTGGGCTACGCGGCTGACATCCGAGTGCCAGGCATGACGCCAGATCAAGTTGTACGGGCTTTGGTGGCGTCTGACCTACCATTTGACCAGGTTATCCGTGAGTTTGACGCTTGGACGCATGTCAGCATCAGCCCCTCACCGCGTCGTCAGGCGCTGATCATCGACCGGCAGGGAACTCGGCCTTTCGCATAAGCGCTCGGTACGCTTCAATGGCGTCTTTGAGGTCGCATTGAAGCTGCTGAATCCGGTCGTCTTGTTGGATCATCTTTGCGTTCGCTTCCTCGGCAAACTGTGCTAAGTTTTCTTGCGTCCAAGTTTTAAAGTTTGGCATTTCGTTTCTTGATTAGTCTGCTAATTACAGGTGCGCTGACATTAAATCGCCGCGCAATCTCTTTCATGTCTACGCCGGAATCGTACAAAGAATAGACTCGGCTAACCGAAATATCTTTCGGTGGTCTGCCAGCACCGGCTCTCTTGCCGCCGTGGGTCATGCGTTCTTCTCTTGAATGTCGTAGAACCAATCATCGCCAGCGCTCCACTTGCGCGTACCGTCAACGGTGTAAAAAAATCTAGACGCTTGGAAGTCGGGGAACTTTGTCTCGGCGGGGATCAGGCTCTGGTCGTACCACAAGCAGCGGTTGTTGGGCTGGCAAGCAAACTGGCCGTTATCCAACATGATCCAGTTAAAAGACTTGTGTTCCTCTGCCTGCTCTGTGAAGCCGGTGTCTAGCGCCATCTCATCAGCGCAGAAGTCTACGGTAAACATGTAGCGCCCAAAGTGCCACTGCTTGTCCTTACCCAAAAACTTCACGCCAAGGTTGCGTAGGCCGATCTTTTCTACGATGGTGAACCGATAGCCCATGCAGTCCCATAGCTGAAGCGTGTCAACGGGCAAATCTCCAGCCTCTGGGCGCCAAACATACGCATGGATGGGCAGCTTGTCGTAAAGCGCACCGTAGGCCGGCAACAGCGACTCTATCCGGAACACTTGACCGCGCAGCGCTTTTAGGCTGACCCAAATGGCAGGCTCTAACTCGTTGTGGCCCTTGGTGAAGTTGTACAAGAACTCGCGCTTGACAAAGCACTTGATTGGCGGCAGTGATGCAATGATGTAGCTCATATCAGTAAGCTCCAAACCCAGACGCCGGTGAAGAAGATTAGGATGCAGACCACGGCCAATGCTGCAAAGATGGCGGTCAGCATCACCGTCCCAACCGTGTGCCATGTGTCCGGCACAGGCTCAATGTCAACAAATATCGCAGGGTAGGGCTTGATCTTACGGACTTCAGCGTTGTCATAGTGACATTCCCATACACACTCAGGCAGATGTGGGCAGTCAACCCTGCCTGTATCGCAATAGCGGCGCGTCATGCTGTCTTCTCCTCAACTGGCGTCTGGTACGCCTTGAGGCGCTTGACGCGGTTCTTGTTGTAGGTCACCAGTGCCTGCGCGTACTCCACGCCAGTCTCAGCCCGCAGCAAAGCGTGTTCGGCTTCGGCCAGTTCGGCGGCAATGGCTTGGGCTGGCGTGATCACTTTGAAGATGTCTCGTATGTTCATGGTGTGCCTTACTTCACAAGGACATCAAAGTAAGCCAGCATCAGGACAACGCCTGAGCCGACAAGAACGACTGCGCCAATCACGCTCATCAATGAGCATCGGGCCTGATCCATGTTCTGCTGAGTAAAGTAGGTCTGTTTCATTTTGTTTTTTCCTTGGTTAATTTACTGACATATCCACGCACTTTGGCGGCGTGTTCTTGGGTGAGATAGAACTCAACTCTGGTTAGGCCAAGCGCCTTTCGGCGTTGGCGTAGGGCTTGGACTCGTTGGGTGGGGGTCATATTTTTCCGGCAGCTTTGGCTGCCTTTAATGCGTTAGCCGCACAAATTTCAGCGTGAATATGTTTAGTTCTGTTCCAGCCAATCTTTGAAAAGCCTGGCACTTTTTTGTCAGACCAATACTGAACAATGCTTGTATCAGCATTAGTCCGATATTTAAAAGTCTCGATTGGGCCAACTAATTCATATTCAAACCAAGTGATGTCTGTTGTTGTCATGTTGCTCTCCTGTTGTTGATGTCTCTACTATAACACTGTTTCCGGTAACGCAACAACTATTTAATCAGGACAAACCCTAACACCATCTTTTTAGCCTGATCAGCCCCCTTTGCCACAAAACAGGTGTAGCCACAGCCCTCCAGATAGGCAATCCAGTCCTTCTGCTCGGCGCTGAGACTGCCGCCCTTGACTCGTTTCATCTCCACCCACAAGCGCCAGTCTGGAATGAACAGGTCAGGCACGCCAGGCGATACGCCCTCGACCTTCAAGCGCCCTGCTGTCGCCATGCTTCTGGCCCCGCCATTTGGCACAGCAAAAATACGCACGCCCTTGTAGCCTTGGCGAAACCAGCGCACGAACTCGCGTTGTTCTTCATGCTCGGTGGGTATGCGGCCTAGAACGGGCATTCGGCCTCCCACTTGGCGCACTCGCCCACCGTGCTGGCGAACTCTGCTGGCGGCTGCATAAAAAACTCAACGCACAGGCCATCCACGCCGTAATGCTCACAGGTGTGGCAGCACCTCGGTGGGCCAGCGGCAAACCAGCGCTTGTAGTCAGTTACCAAATCCGGTTCAGGGTGTCTCATACCATCTCCTTCTCATTACTCTAAAAAATTTGCCATCGCGCTTGAACTCAATATGAATTGGTGGCTGCGCTTGGTTCATGTTCTGGGCCATCTCCTCCAACGACTTCACGTTAAGGCCACCACGCTCGATCTGAGCTTGTTCTGCTATATCTACGAGCTTTTGCAAAGCCATCTGACCAGCGTACCCGTCATGCGTAACGGCTAGGTACTCTGTAATGGCTGGGTCACTCAAGCCCCCGTAGTAAGTCACCGCCAGCATTTCTTTGCCTGATGCCTTGCTGATGTGCTTGCGCCATGTCCAGCTTGTCACATCCAGATCGGTGCCATCAAGCCCCATGATGTCATCGTCATGCAGTTTGAGTTTCTTTGGCTCTGGGGCTGGAAATGCATTCCCGCAAGCAGGGCAAACAGACGTTGATATGGCGCACAGCTCACCGCATTCGTCGCAGACCTTGACTGGTGCTTCGCCATTACCATCGCCGCCCTTTTTTGGGGGCTGGACAGCAGTAATCGGGCCGTGCGTAGACACCACGCCAGCAAAGTCCAGCACCAAGCAGTGATCGGTGTGGCTCTTGACCCGCATCCCGCGGCCAGCCATCTGGACATACAAACTAGCGCTCATGGTCGGGCGCAGCATGGCGATCAGGTCAATGTCGGGGTAGTCAAAGCCGGTGGTCAGCACATTGGCGTTGGTAAGCGCACGCAAGCGGCCAGCCTTGAAGTCGGCTAGCATTTTCTCGCGCTCCTTCTTTGGCGTCTCACCCGTCACGCACTCAGCAGCCACGCCATGCTGGCGCAAGACTTCTGCAATGTGCTGTGCATGTTTTACACCAGCGCAAAACACTAGCCACGCCTTGCGGTCACCAGCCAAGCCAACCACCTCGCGCACCACCTTCTGGTTCTGATCGTCGGTGTCCACCGCAGCTTGCAACTCAGACTCAATGAACTCGCCGCCACGCTTATGCACGCCAGTCACATCCAGTTTGGCCTTGGTGGTTTTGGAACGCAGGGTTGACAGATAGCCTTTGTAAATCAACTCCTCGATGCTGATAGGATTAATCAGCGCATCAAACAGCGCTGGCTTGTCAGTGATCAGGCCATGCCCCAGACGGTAAGGCGTGGCCGTCAAGCCCACCACCCGCAACTCAGGGTTGATGGCCTTAAGCTGCTCCAGCAACGTGCGGTAGCCGCCCTCGTCTTTGTGGTTGACCAAGTGGCACTCGTCAATAATCACCAGATCGGTGTGGCCTAGCTGCTTGGCTTTCGTCCGTACAGACTGGATGCCAGCAAAGGTGATCGGCTCACCCAAATCCTTGCGGCCAATGCTGGCGCTGTAAATGCCCATCGGAGCGCCAGGCCAGTGCTGGCGCATCTTCTCAGCGTTCTGCTCAATCAATTCCTTGACATGGGTAAGCATCAGCACCCGAGTCTCAGGCCAGTTCTGCAAAGCGTCCTTGCACAGCGCCGCCACAATGTGGCTCTTGCCCGATCCCGTTGGCAGCACTAGGCAAGGGTTGCCCTTGCCGCCCTCCTCAAACCATGCGTAGAGCTGGTCTATGGTGCGTTGTTGGTAGTCACGGAGCATCAGCCAACTATCCTTGCATCCCAAACCTGACGCATCTCAGCAATCAAAGGATCACCACTAGCACAAGCCTCGGCATTGGCCAGCAGTTCCGTGCTACCCCAGACGCCCTCTTGCGCTGGGTCACCGTTTGCCATGTTCACGCCATTGATCTCGTACACGGCAGTCCACTCGTCCGGCCCGTCCTTGCGTTGCCACGGCACTAAGTCTGGGTGTAGGACATGCGACTCGCAACCCTTGTGCTGTGCATCCACTGGGATCACATCGTTCCACTTAGCGCAGTGCCAAGTCGAGTCAGGCATTGGCGTGGCGTTGGCACAGGTACGGCAATTGACATGCTTGGTGGTCTTCGTTTCGTGGCAGAACTTGTACGCATCGCAGAACTTGCACTGATACCAGCTTGGGTCTGAACTAATTGGCTCAGGCATACGCTCGGCCAGTGCAATATAGTGACCTCGGCGCACCGCTTTTTCTGAAACCTCCTTGTCAAACTTCACGCGCTCGGTGTGGATGCGGTCATCGTCCTTGCAGATGGCGACATACAGCGCACGGTCAATGCCAGTGCCTTGCATGTACACCTGCATCTGGGTGAAGTGCTCAGGCTTGGCCTTCTCCACGCCATCCTTGACCAGCGCATCAAATGACTTCTTGCTGTGCGTCTTGAACTCGGCCACATGCTTGGCCTTCGGGGCTTCAGGAACGCCCTTGTCAATGATGGCGTCCAAGCTGCCAGAGACATGGCCTCCAAAATCAACCCGATGCTGTGCAGACACCTTGCGTACATCCAGCCCAATCGCACGCAAGTCGCTGATGATGGTGGCCTCCTCGTTCTGCCCCCTACGGAACAAGCGCAAGATGCGGCCAGAGAACTCAGGCTGCACCGCCCACCGGAACGACAACCACAGCCAGCGGTCACAGACATGGCCTAGCGTGCTAGCCCCAAGGTGCGGCCTTGGCTTTTCTGACTTTGACTCGTGGTGCTTGTCAACTAGGGCGGCAATGGTATTATCTGGTTGGGGAATAATCACTTGTTCTCTCCTTGATTGATATTTGCCCCGACCTTAACCAGTCGGGGCTTTTTTTTGCTTACTTTTTAGCCCAAGGTGGTGCAGCCTTGGCAGTGGCTGCTGGCGCAGAAGCTGGTGCTGCTGTAACGATAGGCGCTACGCTACCAGTCAAAGAATTAAATCCCTTGATTTCGTTGCTAGCACCATATTGCGCGTCATCTTTGACAGTCAACTTGATGCTGATCTGACCGCCAATTAATTGATCAGTGTCAGCCACCTTTGCCAAGCCAATCGCACGCATAATCTCGCCCAACTGTTGGCGTCCGATCTCCTCGGCCTTTGGGTTGGCGTTCTTGATGTTCAAGTTGCCAAACACGACACGACCTTGGTGGCTCGGGCCGGTGATGTCAAAGCGCAGTTTGATGTACTGGCCGTTGTTGGCCTTAGTAGCTTTAAGTTCAGCCTGCGAGATAGTAGCCGTGTACCAGCCAGCAGGCAACGGCTCAAAGTTGTTAGCCTTGCCTTGTGGCAACTCGTTAACGTCAAAAGTCTCGGTGAGAAAAGCCATGATATTTATTCCTTGATGGTGATTTTGAAAGAGGGGCGGCCAGGCTTGGCCGTGATTGCACCAGCGAGATGCTTGGTGATGGATTCGTCTGCTGATTTCCAGAGCGTGAGGTTTAGCTCTGGTTTCCAGCGAAACAATGTCGCCAAATGCTCGGTGAGTCCTGACTCGGTAGCCAGCATCTGCAACTTCTCCGAATCAACCTTGCGGTCAATGCGGCCTGAGATTTTGACCACATAGCCATCTGGCTCTGCTGTCTCAGTGGACTCAAAGGCATCAGGCAAGCGCAGGGCTTTGACAATCTGGTCTTCAATCTTGCGGCGCTCGACTACCGTGCGCTCCTCAAGGGTTTTGTAGCGCAACCAATCTGCGCTTAGGGTTTCAAGTTGCATTTTTAGCCGCCTCTCGTTTCTTAATTAATTCTCGATAACAAAAATCTGCATCCGCTGTATCTTCAATCGCAGCGTCTGCATCTTGGATTGCAATGCGAAGCATTTTTCTTGCTTCAATAACTTTGTTTTTTGTTGTAATCACCAAATGGTGAGCATCAATAAATTTAGTAATGATTTCGTCATCGCTCATTCGTTACGCTCCTTCAACATTGCGTCAGCCATGTGGTAAGACCCCATAGCAACATCTTCTTGAATGAAATCAAAATCTTCACTGATCATTTTTGCAATCAACACTTGCATGGCCTTAGCAGCAAAGTAGTCCCGCAAGGTCATGCCCTCGTGGCCGTTGTAGCTAACTGGGAATGCTTGATCGTTCATGCCTTGCCCCCGATCTTTTCAATGATGGCACCAAGGTCTGGTGCTTCCCATGCCTCCAGCTTGCCCGACCTGTCCTTTGCCAACCACAGGCCATCGCTATCGCACATCAGCGCACGCTGCGTCACGCCCTCGCCATCGCGCTCTACACGCAGTGCCAACACTTCGTCAAAGAAATAAGGCAGACCCTGCGTCAAGCTCTTGCCCGGCATGCCAGGGTTGTAAAGCATCTTGCCCATCTCGTCCGTAGACTTCTCTAGCTTGGCGCTCATGTAAACATGCTTGCCTGGCAAATCACGAAAGGCGCGGATTAACTCTTGCATGGTGGTGTTCATCTCACCGTAGGCTGCGCGGCCATCTTTGGACTTTTTCATCTCAAAGGCCAGCACCACCTCAGCCACTTCGCTGATTGAGTCCAGCGCCACCGATTGAAAGCCCGATGCCTCCTTGCTGTCCTTGCACCATGTGAACGCCTCGCGCAAGTCCTCCATTGACGCAATCTCAATGTAGGGCAGATCAGCGTCTTGAATGGACAGCAAGCCGCCTTCGGCACTCAGCACGATCACATTGGGCAGCGTTTTGATCAGCGTGGTCTTGCCTGACCCTGCTGCGCCGTACACCAACAACTTCACTCCATTGGCGGTTAGACCACCTGTTGACTTCAGATTGATAGCCATCTTGGCTCTCCTTAATTTCACCCACTTCAGGAAATCTGTTCTGGGTGCGCTTGCATCATAAACATAAAACAGGCTATGATGCAAGCGTTCCCGCAAAATTATTTTCACAGGTGCAAATTATGATGACTGTTGAGCAGATTAAACAACGGCTTGAAGATGCCAATCTCAAGAGGGTGGCAGAGAATGCAGGCGTGCATCCGGCCACGGTTTATCGCTTCATGCAAGAGGAGTCCAAGCCTTTGTACGAAACGGTCAAGGCTTTAAGCGATTACCTGACAAAGCAGGCGGTGACGCATGGCTAGTCTAGAAAATGTCCTCGGTGGCCCGTGGTCACCGTCCCCAGAAAAGCTAGTCGCTCCCCCTGAAGCGCAACTTATAGACGCCATGCGAGCTGCGGGGCTGGAGCCGCCGGAGGAAATTCACTTTGATGGCAAGATTCACCGTTTTCGCTCAGGGACAAAAGGCTCACCAGGCCACGGTGACAAGCCTGGCTGGTACTTGGTCTTTGGTGATGGCATCCCCGCTGGCCGGTTTGGGTGTTGGCGTGCAGGTCTTGAATTTACTTTTCGGGCTGACATTGGCCGAAAACTAAGCCAGACTGAGGAAATGTCCAACGCCAAGCGTTTGGCTGAGGCCAAAGCCCTGCGGGACGCAGCCATTGAGCGCCAACATCAGGTCGCTAGCGAGACAGTTGAAAAGATATGGACAGGCGCACAGGCAGCGCTCCCCGATCACCCCTACCTAGCCAAAAAGGGCATTGGCGTGCATGGTGCCCGAGCCACAGGTGACGGCCGCTTGGTAGTTCCGCTGTACGATGCAGACGGCACATTGTCTAGCTTGCAATACATTGACCACGAAGGCGGCAAGCTGTACCACGCTGGTGGGCAGACCGGCGGCAAGTTCTGGGTGGTAGGCTCATCAGATGAGCCTGGCACGCTGTACGTGGCCGAAGGCTTTGCCACCGCTGCCACCATTTTTGAGGCCACCAACCGCCCCTGCGTAGTGGCCTACAGCGCCAGCAACTTGGTGCCTGTGACCGGCAGTTTGCGAGAAAAGCACGGCATTATGCAAGATATTGTGATTGTGGCTGACCATGACCAATCGGGCGTTGGTCAACGTTATGCAGAACAAGCATCAGCCAAGTACGGCGCACGCATGGTGATGCCCCCGATTCTCGGTGATGCCAACGATTATGCCCAAGCGGGGCACAATTTGGCCGCACTGCTCATGCCACCAGCAAATGACTGGCTCATCCCCGCAGACGAGTTTTCAGCCCAACCCAGCCCCATTTCATGGCTGGTCAAGCGTTGGATTCAGTCCCAAGCCTTAGTCATGGTTCACGGCCCGTCAGGCGGTGGCAAGACCTTTGTGGTGCTGGATTGGTGCCTACGCATGGCAAGCGGCATTGAAATCTGGGCAGGCCACAAGGTACGCCAAGGCAATGTGGTTTATCTGGCCGGTGAAGGCCACCACGGCCTGCGCGGCAGGGTAGCAGCGTGGAAACACCATAACCAAGCCGGAAAGCTCAATATGTGGCTCTCCAAGGACGGTTGCGACTTGAACACCCCCATCGGCTACCTCAAGGTGGTAGAGCAGGTCAGGATGCTCAAGGATAGGCCAAGCGTGATAGTGGTTGATACCCTGCACCGCTTCTTGGCCGGAGACGAGAACAGCGCCCAAGACGCCAAGACCATGCTAGACGCTTGCTCCAGCCTGATGACGGAGTTTGACTGCTCAGTGATTCTTGTCCACCACACAGGCGTGTCAGACGAGGCCCAACACCGTGCCCGAGGCTCAAGCGCGTGGCGGGGCGCTTTGGACATAGAGATCAGCATAGTGCCAAGCAAGGATGACCAGCCCATGCAAATCGTTCAACGCAAGTCCAAAGACGCTGAATTGGCCGAAACCGTGTTCGTAGAACTCCAGCAAGTGACCATCCCCGCGTGGTATGACGAGGACAACCAACCCGTCACCAGCGCAGTCATTGTGCAAGCTCAGACCCCCATCGCCACCAAAAAAGACAGCAAGATCGATAGCCACCGCAAAGCCTTTGAGAACGCTTGGTGGGGTACTGGCGCTGAAATTCGTGATGGTTTACCCTACATCAGCCGGTCAGCATTGAAGGACAAACTGGCCTCAGATGGGCGCAAACCACGCACCATTGAGAACGATCTGAGCGCAGCATATCCAGATAAATTGATCGGTGCGCTCATCGTTTCTGAGATCATTAGCCCGCTGGAACATGGCTGGATTGTGGTGGATGAGGTGCAATCGAGCGCCATGCTGGTGCGAAAAGGTGGGTGATTTGAAGCCCCCTAGCCCCCTGAAGTCCCCTTTAGGGGGATTGAGGGTTAGGGGGCAAAACGCTCGAAAAGCCCCCTCCCCTCCCCTCACACCCTTTAGGGTGAGGGGGTTAGGGGGCATCGATGCGGCGAGGATTTGGGGTGATTTATAAATTGGAGAAGTAAGTGGACGCTAACATGACAAACGAAGTGGTGACCAAACATGCTGGCGGCAGGCCAACGATTTTTGGGATTGAGCATCCGTGCTGGCTTGAGATGTGCAGGCAGATTTCTGAAGGACGGAGTTTGAGTACGGCGTTAAAGTCAGATGGGATGCCGTCCTACTACACGGCGATGATGATGCTGCGGAACAATCTGGATTTCAGGGCAATGTACGAAAAGGCCATCGAGGATCGGGCTGATCGTCTTGCTGAGGAAATACTGGAGCTGGCTGATGAGGCCATCCCAGCAAATCTTGATGGGCCTTCAAAGAGCGCTTGGGTTCAGCAAAAGCGCTTGCAAGTCGATACGAGGAAGTGGGTGGCTGCCAAGCTCAAGCCAAAGGTTTATGGGGATCGAATTGATGTCTCGGTGACCGATACCCGCATCAGCGTCTCTGATGCGCTTAAAGAGGCCAAACAACGCGTTCTGACGGATGAGAGCAATATCGTTGATGTGGCGGTCAAAGAGATGGTGGGCGATAAATAGGCAAGGTTATGCGCTTTACGCATAGATTGCTACCAACTACGCGCACACGCGGCGCAGTCAGGGTTAACCCTAGCAAAAGCCCCATGCAGTGTTCTACAGTGTCCATTATGTTAAGTCGGAGCGCAGTTGCTCACAGGTTATACAGAGCTGAGTCGCCGCAATGCCAGTTATCCACAAGGCGAGGCGCATAACTAGCCTATGACCCTGTGCATAACCCCGAAAAAGGGCTATGTGAGCACTCACTCACAAAAAAGAGGGGGGGGGTAGGGCCGAGCGCCAAGGGGCCGCGGTGACGGTGCCCCCACGAACATTTTTATTTTATTTTTTAGAAATATCATTTACCATCGAGCTATGCCGATAAACAACGCACTCACCCCTGAAGGCCAGAACGCGCTAGGTGCTGCGTTTGGGTACTACCCGCAGTTAAGGCGCAATCGAACTATCCAAGACCCTAGACTGGCCGCTGAGATGCCGTTGCAGTTTTTGAGGGGCAGGTTGGCAGCTACGCTAGGCTTGCCATCGGACGTGGCGAACTTGGTGCGTAGCCCCATGCCAATGGAGATGTACGGTGATGTGGACTATGGCCCGCAGACGCAAGTGCCGTATGGCTCGCAAGAGTTGCTAAGGACTTTGCCCTTTCCACCACAAGGCCCTGCACAGTCAGCAGCGGCCAATGTTGGTGCGGTAGTGCCATTGACGCCAATGGAGGCATTGCAAGCTGCAAGGGCGGCTAGGCAGGCTGCGTTTGCCACGGGTAGGACGTTGGGGCCAACAGTAGCAAGGATGTCTGAGGGGTACTTGCAGAGGCAAGGGTTGATGCCTGGGGTGCTACCGGCTGAGGCTCCTAAATTTAACGCAAATCAGTTGGCTCAAAGCGTAAAGCCAAGGGCAGAAGTATCGCCATTGGGCTTTTACAGCGCGGTGGAGCAGCAGGCTTTGAACATTCCCCGCAAACAAGGCACTGGTGAATCGTTCCTTAACGATCTGGCGAAGGGCCAAGATGTTAAGAAGTATGAGATGGAGACAATGGGGTTGGATGCGTTCTTGAGGGGTAGGACTAACGTGACCCGTCAAGAGGTGCAAGACTTTATTGCTAGCAATCGTATCAATGTGCAAGAGAAGCAGTTGGGTGCGGCTGTTAGTGAAGACCCAATAGGCATAGCTAAACGCAAAGAAATTTTTGATCAGTACGAGCCGCAGATACAGGCTATGTACAAAGAGATGGACAGCCCTAGCTATAAGCTGGTTAACAGGCAAGTTAGCCCAGAAGAAAAGCAGCGCGGCATAGTTTTGCAAAACAGGGTTTACAGAAACGAGCCATTGACCGCACATGAACAGGCTGAATTGACCAGCATTACGGACAGATTTGGTGGTGTTGCTGTTAAAGAATTTGCAAATGTAGACGAAGCGCGTAAATTCTATTTGGGCATGAATCAGGAAGAACGGCTTAGGCATTCCATAATGCCGGTAAACAATCCTACGCAATTGCAAGAAAAAATAAACACATTGCAAAATGTCAGGGACGCACAAGCAGATGCGGCGTATGTAGTTCCTGAAAGGATACCAAGCAAGTACCACAAGTTCCAACTGCCAGGTGGTGAGAACTATCGTGAAATTTTGCTGACTTTGCCCAACAAGCCAATGGAAGCAAGCAAGGCAGCGGAAAATTACTACACGCAATTTGTTAAGCGTGGTGGTGAGCCAGAATGGGCGCAGTTAAATCCTGCACGACAGCAAGAAATTACAAACGCAATGCCAGCGCAAGCTAGAAACGCCTCAGCGGCACCAGAATACAGATCGTCCCATTTTGACGAACCCAACATCTTGGCCCACATGCGGGTCAATGATCGAGTGGATGCTGACGGCAAAAAAATGCTGCTGATTGAGGAAGTGCAGTCAGATTGGCATCAGGCTGGGAGGGAGAGGGGATATGCAACTAAAGAAAATTTAGAGAAATGGTATAACCAAAACAAACTTGAAAATGACCCATCTTTTGCAGATTTAAACAGCGAACAAAGAAGTGTTGTTGAGCGCAATAGAAGTGCTGGAATGGGTGGTGAGAGCGTCCCAGACGCACCTTTTAAAGACACATGGCATCAACTGGCGCTAAAGAGGGCGCTAAAAGAGGCGGTGGACAAGGGCTATGACAGGATTGGCCTCACAACGGGCAAGCAGCAAGCAGAGCGCTATGACTTGAGCAAACAGATCAGCAAGGTTTATTACAGCCCTCCCGATTCAAAACAAGCAAACAAATACGGCACTGTTTTTAAGGCTTTTGACAGTCGCGGCAATGAAATTATCAACAAGTCTGTGACCCCTGAAGAACTTCCAGGCATTGTCGGCAAAGAGGTTGCTCAAAAGCTACTTAATGCAGAGAGCAACAGCATGGGCGTTAAGGCACTTGAGGGCGTTGATTTGCAGGTCGGCGGCGAGGGCATGAAAAAATACTACGATGAGATTTACCCTGCTTTCCTTGAAAAGCAAGGCAAGAAGTACGGTGCAAAGGTAGGTGAGACACAAGTTCCTACTGATCGAAGCACCATTGATGGAATGCCGTCAATGTACCAAAACAAAGAAACAGTGCGCTACCTAGACATTACGCCGGAGATGCGTAAAGCTATCAAAGAAGGCCAGCCAATTGCGTCTATCACAAACCACCTTGCAAATGCGATGGCCTAAATAAATGCAAACCACAATCTACAAGCCCGAAGACGAGCAAGAGCTAATGGCAACGCTGTGGTCACCAGCGTTGGCTGATGATCCGGAGGCGTTTGTGTTGTTTGCGTTTCCTTGGGGGAAAGAGAACACGCCGCTGGCGAATTTCAAGGGGCCGAGGAAGTGGCAACGGGAGGTGCTGCGGGAGATCACCGCGCACATTAAGCGTCAAAAGGGGCTGGTGGATTTTGAGACGCTCAGACATGCGGTGAGTTCTGGGCGGGGGATTGGCAAGTCGGCGTTGGTGTCTTGGCTTACCATCTGGATGCTATCAACGCGCATTGGCTCAACCACGATTATTTCGGCCAACAGTGAGTCGCAGTTGCGGGCGGTGACATGGGCTGAGATCACGAAGTGGCTGGCGATGAGTATCAATTCGCACTGGTTTGAGGTGAGCGCTACGAAGGTGGCTCCGGCCAATTGGTTGACGGAGTTGGTGGAAAAGGACTTGCGTAAGGGCACGCGGTACTGGGCGGTGGAGGGCAGGCTGTGGTCTGCTGAGAATCCTGACTCGTATGCGGGTGTTCACAATCACGATGGTGTGATGGTGATTTTTGATGAAGCGTCAGGTATTGATGACTCGATTTGGGCGGTGACGGCGGGCTTTTTTACCGAGAACACCCCGAACAGGTTGTGGCTGGCGTTTTCTAACCCACGGCGTAACACGGGGTACTTCTACGAGTGCTTTAATTCCAAACGGGATTTCTGGACGAATAAGGTGGTGGACGCCCGCACGGTCGAGGGCACCGACAAGGCCGTTTACCAGAACATCATTGACGAGTATGGGCCTGAGTCAAGCCAGTCGCACGTTGAGGTGTACGGCATGTTTCCGTCTGAGGGGGATGATCAGTTCATACCAGCGGATGTGGTAGATGGTGCGATGAAGCGTGAAAAGTACAAGGATCAGTCTGCGCCGATTATTATCGGGGTTGACCCCGCGCGGTTTGGTGCTGACGCCACGGTGATTGCGGTGCGGCAGGGGCGGGACATTGTGCGGATTGACCGGCATCGGGGGGACGACACCATGACTGTGGTGGGCCACATCATTGAGGCGATTGACGAGTTCAAGCCTGCGATGGTGGTGATTGACGAGGGTGGGCTGGGGGCGGGGATTGTTGATAGGCTCAAAGAGCAGCGCTACAAGATCAAGGGCATTAACTTTGGCAACAAGGCCAAAAACCCGATAATGTATGGCAATATGCGGGCGCAAATGTGGGGTGATATGCGGGAGTGGCTGAAGTCGGCCAGTATTCCCAATGATCGGTTCTTGAAGACGGACTTAATTTCGCCTATGATGAAGCCTGATTCACGGGGTACGATCTTTTTGGAGTCGAAAAAAGACATGAAGGCGCGTGGTTTAGCCTCACCGGATGCTGCGGACGCTATTTGCGTGACTTTTGCGTTTCCCGTGGCCCATCGGGGCGAGTACAATGCGCGCACAACCACCCGCCGGACGTATTCAGACACTTCGGCCAACACATCTTGGATGGGAAGCTAGATGGCAACGAAAAAAAGTGTTTCCTTGTCTGTCGGACGCGGCGAAAAACTGCCCGTATCCAAGGGCGCTGGCCTGACCGAGAAGGGTAGAGCCAAGTACAACGCAGCTACAGGCTCAAACCTCAAAGCGCCAGCCCCAAACCCCAAGACCAAGGCAGACGAGGGCCGCAAGGCATCGTTTTGCGCGAGGATGGAAGGCGTGGTCAAGAACGCCAAGGGCGATGCAGAACGCGCCAAGGCATCACTCAAACGATGGAAGTGCTAATCATGGCAACAAAACCTGGCCTCTACGCAAACATTCACGCAAAGCAAGAACGCATTAAAGCCGGTTCTGGCGAAAAGATGAACAAGGTTGGTAGCAAAGCTGCGCCGACCAAGCAAGACTTTATAAAGTCGGCTAAAACTGCAAAGAAGAAGTAAATGCCTGGTGGTGCAGCAAGCGGTTTTCCTAAAGGTGTCTACGGGATAGGCACTCGGCCCGACCTATACCCTGGCGAAGAAGACTACTTTAAGAAAAACCCCAATGTAGCAGGCATGGCGGCTGAAGATGACCGGATAATTATGAATCCGTACAGCAAGCTAACAGACCAAGAAAAGCAAGCTGTCATGCTCAATGAAGCTGCCCGCGTACACATGCGTAAAGGGCTGATGCCAGCACCTCAATTTTCACTGACGCCAGAACAAGAAGCCGCTTTTGCGACATACAGCCAAAATCCGGTAGATCGTGCATCTACAATAGCGGCTAGGATTTTATCCAACGATCCTTCGGCGTTAGCACCTACGCCCGAACAAACGCAGTATGTGCAACAATTGCGTAAATTTATGGGGGTTAAGTAATGCCGCTTGTTAAGTCAAAAACACCCGAAGCCTTTCGCAAGAATGTCAAGGCCGAAGTGGCCGCTGGCAAACCTGTGAAGCAGGCCCTAGCAATTGCTTACGCTGTTAAACGCGAAGCAGCCGCGAAAAAGAAAAAATAATGGCAGACCCAACAGGCATAGTCGCCGCCGCAGCCGTTGCTGTTGGTGGTTCGGCCAAAGACAAAACCGACGCCAGCGTGTTGGCTACCGCACGCTCACGGCTTGATATGGCGATGTCGGCCCTGTCTGAGTCGCGTGAAGATGAGATTGATGACCTGAAGTTTTACGCTGGATCACCGGACAACCACTGGCAGTGGCCGGCCGATGTGCTGGCGACTCGCGGTGCGGTGCAGGGCCAGACGATCAACGCTCGCCCGTGCCTGACAATCAACAAGCTGCCACAGCACGTGCGTCAGGTGACAAACGACCAGCGGCAGAATCGACCAGGCGCTAAAGTCATCCCCGTGGACGACAACGCTGATGTGGAAGTCGCCGATATTTTTAACGGCATGATTCGGCACATCGAGTACATCTCGGATGCTGACGTGGCCTACGACACGGCCTGCGAAAACCAAGTGTCCTACGGCGAAGGCTACTTGCGCTTGCTTACAGAGTACTGCGACGACAACACCTTTGACCAAGACATCAAGATTGGCCGCGTTCGCAATTCGTTTTCGGTTTACATGGATCCGATGATCCAAGACCCAACTGGCGCAGACGCCAAGTATTGCTTTATCACCGAAGACCTGACCCGCGCAGAGTACGAGCGTCAGTACCCAGATGCAGCGCCCATTACAACTTTGCAATCTTTGGGTGTGGGCGATCAGTCGATCAGCAACTGGCTCAACGAAGACACGATCCGTGTCGCTGACTACTACTACATCGACTTTGACCGCGCTACGCTGAACTTGTACCCAGGCAACGTGACCGCCTTTGAGGGCACACCCGAGGACAAGCAGCTAAAAGCCATCTACGGCAAACCCAAGAAAAGCCGCGAGGCCGACCGCCAAAAGGTCAAGTACTGCAAGATCAACGGCTACGAAATTCTTGAGAAACGCGATTGGGCGGGCAAATACATCCCCGTGATCCGCATCGTGGGCAACGAGTTTGAAGTTGATGGCCGGTTGTATGTGTCGGGCTTGGTGCGTAACGCCAAGGATGCCCAGCGCATGTACAACTACTGGGTCAGCCAAGAAGCCGAGATGCTGGCCTTGGCCCCCAAAGCGCCGTTTATTGGCTACGGCGGGCAGTTTGAGGGCTACGAAGACAAGTGGAAGACCGCAAATACGACCAACTGGCCGTATCTGGAGGTCAACCCAGACGTCACAGACGGCCAAGGCGCTGTTTTGCCACTGCCAGCTAGGGCACAGCCACCGATGGCTTCCAGCGGCCTGCTGCAAGCCAAGGCTGGCGCATCTGAGGACATCAAGTCCACGACCGGCCAATACAACGCATCTTTGGGCATGGGCAGCAACGAACGCTCAGGAAAAGCGATTCTTGCGCGTCAGCGCGAAGGCGATGTGGGCACATACCACTATGGCGACAACTTAGCCCGTGGTGTTCGGCACGTGGCCCGTCAGCTTGTGGACTTGATCCCAAAAATTTACGACACCCAGCGCATTGCTCGCATCATCGGTGAAGATGGCGAGACAAAGATGGTCAAGATCAACCCTGACCAAGAGCAGCCAGTCAACAAGATTGTTGACGAGCGCGGCATTGTGATGGAGAAAGTCTACAACCCTGGCGTGGGCAAATACGATGTGGTGGCTACCACCGGCCCAGGCTACGCGACCAAGCGCCAAGAGGCGTTGGAGGCGATGGCCCAACTGTTGCAAGGCAACCCGCAATTGTGGGCAGTGGCTGGCGATCTGTTTGTCAAAAACATGGATTGGCCTGGCGCTCAAGAGATGGCGAAACGCTTTGCCAAGACTATTGATCCGAAGCTGATGAGCGATGGCGAAGACAATCCAGAACTGCAAGCCGCGCAGCAGCAGATGCAAGCGATGGGCCAAGAGATGGAGCAGATGCACCAGATGATCCAGAACGTGGGCAAGTCTATTGAGATGCAAGACATGCAGCGTAAAGACCTTGAAGCGCAAGTCAAAGTGTATGACGCCGAAACCAAGCGGATTAGCGCAGTGCAGGCTGGCATGACTGAGCAGCAGATTCAGGACATTGCGATGGGCGTGGTTGCTGCGGCGATGGAGTCGCAAAGCATGATGAACCAGATGCCCGAGATGCGTGAGGAATCCATGCCTATGGAGATGACGCCACCCGAACAAGGAATGCCACAATGAAAGCCGCTGACTTCATAGGAATTTTATTTCTAGCCCGTGACGTGACGCACAGCGTTCACTTGAACACCCGCAGCTTTAGCAAGCACGAAGCGCTCAACATTTTTTATAACCGCATCGTTGGTGCGGCTGATGATTTTGCCGAAGCCTACCAAGGCCGTCACGGCTTGATCGGCCCGATCACTTTGCATTCGGCAAAGAAGACCAGCAACGTCATTGAGTTCCTAGAAGACTCATTGGCTGAAATTGAAGGCGCTCGGTACAATGTCTGCGATAAATCAGACTCATCTTTACAGCAG